GGCGCCGCCAGCGCAAAGGCGTCGGACGCCCACGCGGGCACGCCCGTAACGTAGGTCGTGAGCAGGTGCGTGGCGGTGCTGAACACCTCTAGGCCAATGTCAAGCCGCGCCTCGATCACGGTGCAGCCGCTGGCGCGCAGCCCCGCGCACAGGCCCGTGTACACGTCCGCCGTGCTGAAACTGTCGCCGGGATGCACCACAAGGACTTTCATAGATCGCCCTCGCACGCCACCATGAGCGTGATCTGCTGGAGGACATGCGTCGGGGCGCCGCTGCGCGCCATGCGCTCAAGTACCGCCGACGTGCGTAGGATGGTCATGTCCACCACGCCCGCGACGCCTGCGAGCCGATCCGTGCGCAGCGAGTCCTTGAGCGCCTCGGTGGTGGCTTTGAGGTCGCCAATGATCGCCGCCGCGCCCGCCTCGCCCGTGCCGGTGGCGCGCAGCACCGTGATGCGGATCTGGTGGCGCTCCTGGTAGTTGCCCTGGGTGCCGTAGCCGTCAAGGCGATCCCCCTCCAGGGTGTCGCCGCCCATCTCTACCACGAGGCTCAGATCGTCGGCGTCAATGACCTGCCAGTTATCGCGGCTGCTGTTGGCGCTGCGGAACGCGATGCCGCTGGCGTAGGCGCGGCAGCGGGCAAGCACGGCGGCCTCGACAAGCAGGTACGTGCTCATGCGCCCTCGTAGACACGGATCATCGCGTCCGCCAGCGATTGGCCCGCCTGATCGACCTGGCGCTGCATGGCGCGCCGGGTGCGCGCCGGGTAGTCATTGGCCGCCGCTGGCCCCACGCGCGTGCGGAAGAACACCACGCCCCGGATGACGAAGCGCAGCGCCCGCCCGCGCGGGGCGATGATAGGGCCGCGCCCGCGCAGCACGTAGCGCAGATGCGGCGTGGTGTTGGTGATGCGCTCCTCCGCAATCGTGGCGCTGTAGAAACTTGAGCGCCGATAGCCCGCGCGCAGCCGCCCCGGCGCCTCGACACGCCTGGCGGGCGCGCACTTCGGCGCCTCGCCCGTGCCGAGCGGCGTGTCGACACGCAGCTGCGCCTCATACGCGGTGCCGAGCCCGCGTAGCACCGTCTGCGCGGCGCCGAAGTGCGCGCCCGCCAGGCGTGTCAGCGCCGCCGCTGTGGCGGTGTCGTCGCTGATCGCCAGGCTGTAGATCGGGATGCTCATCGGCTAAACTCGTCGGTGCTGCTCGTGTCGCGGTAGACGACGGGGATGAACTGGAGCCCCGCCGACGCGCCCGGCGTGGGCAGCGTGGGCACGCCGAGCCCAGCAAGGGCGCCGCCGTTTATCCACGCCTCGGCCTTGTGGAACTCGCGGGCAAACCAGACCTCGCGCCGATCCTCATCGTCGCTGCTGTAGCCGCCGGTGCGCTGGGCCGCCTCTGCGTCTGAGGCGGCGCCGTAGTTGGCAAAGCGCCCGAGCACCGCCACGGCCTCGGGATAGCTGGCGATGAGCACGGGGGTGACGTAGCCCGCCGCCGCAATCCAGCCCGTGAGCTGGGCCGCGCGCGCCGTCAGCCAGTCCTCTACATCGGCAAGCCCGGGATGGTTCTCGCCACCCCCGTAGCGGATGTGGCGGGTAAGCCCCTCCACGCCCGCCACGCTGCCGTATGGGCCGCTGTAGGCCACGGGTTAGCCCCTTGCCTTGACAGGCACCACCGTAGGAGTGGGCGTGGCAGGCACCGTAGGAGCCAGCGTAGCGCGTGTCTCTGTGGACGTGGCGGGCGGCGGCTCAGGCGCGGGCAGGGGGCGCCCATTGGCATCCACCCACTGCCCTGCCACCAGATAGCGCCCGCCGGGGGTCGTGTCGGCCATGCTGGTCTCCTATGCCCCGCTGAACGTGGGCGCCACGTAGGCCGAGGCCGAGGCCGCGTAGTAGAGCACCGCACCGTTGGTGCGCGTCCACGCGCCGAAGCCGAAGTACGAGTCCATCACCTCGGCGAAAAGCGGATAGTCGTTGAGCATCGCCACGATGCGCAGGCCACGAATGGCCGCCACCGGGTGCTGGCGGTACACGAGCGGCTTCATGTCGCTCCCGGCGTCGTACACGAATGCGTAGTTATTGGGCACCCAGGAGCGCACCCAGACCTCGGCAGCACCGAAGATCCCGATGGCCCGGTTGTCGATGCGCGTGATGTCCAGCCGCGCGCCGGGCTGGTTCGCCTGTGTCCCGAGGTTCAGGCGCGGGTCGGTGTAGGGCACGAAGCCTACGAGCGCCCGCACGGCAGTCTCGGCAGCGCGGTTGATGTTCAGCCGCAGCTGCGCACCGTGGCCGTGTTCGATCACGTCATCGATCAGCGCCGTCAGCGCCACCGCCGTGGGCGCGGCGCCGTTCAGGAAGTCGTAGTGCGTGTGGCTGCTGGCGGTGAAGACCTCGCCATTCGGGCCGTTGGGGATAGCGGCGCTGTCGGCGTTCACCAGGCGCTTGACCGCAAGGTTAATGTTGGGCGCCATGAACTGATCGGCGATCGTGTAGTTCGTAGCGCCGAAGATGGCCCGCTGGAGCTCGCGGCGAATGGCCCGCGTGTGCATCGACTGGATGGCGATCATGCTGTTCGCCATCTGCGCGGGCGTCGCCTGGAGCATGTAATCCTGCGTCCAGCCGATGTTCTTCACGAACTTTTGCAGCGGGAACCCGACGTTGCTCCCCGCGCCCGCCTTGAACGTGACGCCCCGGTCGTACTCGTCGCTCGGCAGCATCTCGCCGTCGGCGCTGGCGCCGTAGATGCGCTCGCGCTCGGTTGTGACGGCGGCGAGATCCATAACCATCGCGTCAACGACGGCGTTGTGCGCCGCAAGGTCGTCGGTGAGCGTTCGCTGAATGGCGTCAAGGCCGAAGTCCACGGCGGTCTGCGTCGTGAGGGAGACCAGATCCGCAACGGTGTGTGTGCCGGTTGGCATGAGCGGTCTCCTCTCTAGTTATCCCGCGTGATGCGGACATGCGTGGCGGAAATCGTGCGGGCCACGCCCACGGCGTCGCCGATCGTGGCGGCATTGTCGAACCGCCCCGCCGTGGCGCCGATGAACAGCACGGCGCCGGGGGTGAGCCCGCTGCCGTACTCGAAGATGACGCCCCGGCCCCAGAGGGTGACCGGCTCGCCAAGCGCGTAGGTCTTGCCGGTGAAGCCGTCAAGCTCGGCGGCCTCGTCGGCCGCTGTGCCGTTCGACATGAACACCCGGCCATCGCTGGCGCGAATGTAGCAGGGGGCGGCGGTGAGCAGCGCCTCGCCTGCCAGGAGGCCGAGCGAGGCGGGGATCTGGTTCGCGTGCTGCGCGCTGCGCGTCTCCACCGTGGTGGTGGTGGCAGCGGCGGTGATGAGCGCCATAGAGGCTCCTTACAGCCCGCCGTAGCGGGCGCGTTTCTCGGCGATAAGGTCGGCCTGGGCGGTGCTTACTGGCGCCGCGAGCCCGCCAATGCCACGCGGCCCCGGCGGGCTGCCGCGCTGTGGGGCGGCGGCGGCCATGCTGCCGAGCTTCACGGCGGCGGCCTCCAGCTTGCGCACGGCGGCCAGGCGCTGCGCCGACGTGCCATCGGCGGGCATCAGCTCGCGTAGCTCCAGGGGCAGCGCGCGCAGCCGAGGCTTGATCTCTTCCTCGACCTCCAGTGCGAGCGCGTCGCGCTCCGCCTGCACGGCGTCTGCGCGGGCTTCTGCGGCCTCGGCGGCAGCCTTGCGCTGCTCCGCCACGCTCTGCCACTCGCCCGCGCTTGCGGCGGCGGCCTCGGCGGCGGCGGCCTTGGCGCGGGCCGTCTCGGCGTCGGCGGCCTGCTTCGCCTTGCGGCGATCCTCGGCGAGCAGGGCGTTGAGCTCGGACTGCGTGAACGTGCGATCCGCAGCGGGCGTGGCGGGCTGCGTGCCGGTGCCTGAGCCCGCGCCGGGGATGCTGCCCGCCCCGTCGGTGGTGGCTGTGGTCTCAGTGTCGGACATACGATTGAACTCCTACGGGTGGAGAACGCCAAAAGCCCCGCCAGCGGTGGCGAGGCTCAGGGGAGCCGGGCAACCACGGGCGGGGCCGAGATCCCGAAGCGGGATCGGGGTATCAGTTTGGCTACACTATAGCATAACCGTCAAGTCAGCGGATTACGGGACGTTCGCCTGGGGAGAAGACGACCATCAGCCGACGCGCTCTCTGTGAGCCGCGCATCCTTGTCATACTGCGGCTCCCAATGCGTGCCTAGAGAAGTCGGCCCCACGGCACAGCTAGCAAAGTGACATTCCCAATAGTCAACGCGGTTCGCGCCGCTATGCGAATCCGCCCATTTGACAAGCCCGCTGGGGAGAATATTGCCGCTGACTGTCTTGTCATAGACAACGGAGGCGGTCTCAGTTGTCGCCCCATCAGGCAGGCGGATCGTTGTGGCCCCACGATGTGCAATCGCACTCATCGCGCTTGCTCCTGCATGTCAAGGCTGTGAATTACGGGGCGGTCACTGCGTCATTCTCCAGTGCCCGTACCACCACGGCGGCCAATCGCTCCGCCGTCGGCGCGTCGCCAATCTCAGCGAGCAGCGCGGACACAATGCAGTTCCCCATGACGGTAATGCTATGGAAGATCACCGGGGGATTGTCATACTGCGGCTCCCAGCCGTCGCTGTCCCTGATGTAGCAGGCGCCAAAGCCCGCCATGAGGCCAAGCGAGTCAAGGCGCCGTGCAATGTGGGCGCTTGCGTCAAGTTGCTGTGCCAGATCCTCACTCATGCCCATAGCGTGCTTCCTGCATTTCAAGATAGAGCAGATACCAGTACACCGTGTCATAGCTCCACGCGCCGCGATACGGGTTCCAGACGCGGTACACGAACTGTGCCTTGTCTATCACGACGTGGATATGGCGCTCCTGCCCGCCGTGCCGCCAGATCGTGCCGACGGGAAACTGCGCAAGCGTCGACTGGCGGGCCGCCTCAAGGTCTTCTTGTTCCTCACTCATGCCCATAGCGTGCTTCCTCGCTCGTGCCTCGTCGCTGCGCACATTCTACCACGGCGCGCAACGCCCCCCGCGCGGTCGCTGCGGCGGCGGCGAAGCGCTGCGCGTCGGCGCACGGGTCATTGACGGCGGCCAGCAGATGCCCGCGCGCGCGGCGCAACGTCTCAGCCATGGCGATCAGATCGGCGCGGGTAGTGTTCACGGCGTCGGCTCCTCGGTGGTGGCGTCGGGCCGCCCGGTCACATTGCCCGCCGCGTTAATCGCGGCCCCGCCGTCGGGGCGCTGCACGGTGACCGGCAGCAGCCCGGTGTGGGCCACGGGCGGCAGGCCCGCCACTGTGAGCGAGTCGCCCGGCGTGAAGCCCGAGCGGATCAGTGTGCCCGCGCTGTTCACGCGGTTAGCAAAGTCGGCGCTGGCCTGGCTGGTATCCTGTCGCGCCACGGGCGGGAACAGCGGGCGCCGGTTAAAGCGGAAGTCCTCAAACCCGTCGCGGTACGCCCGCTCGGCGGCCTCTGGCGTGCCCTGCCCCGTGCCCACGTTCCACATGCCAAGCAGCACGCCCCAGCTTACGGCGATCTGCGTGGCGCGCACCAGCGCCGCCTCGTAGTTCGCTCGCGCCAGCCCCAGCCGCTGCTCGGCGGGGGCGCGCAGCTGGGCGATGGTCTCGCCCGACTGGCCCGAGAGGTAGCGCCCGCCGAGCGCCTTGAGCTCGGGCAGGCGATCCTCGATCAGCTCGATCAGCAGGCGGCACTGGCTGATCGCGTCGGCGATGTTCAAGTCCGCCACCAGCGCCTGCACATTGGGCGCCGTCTGCCCTCGGCTGGTGTCGGTGTAGATCACGTTGCGGCCGGTCAAGGCGATGCGCGTGGGCGCCGGGCCGCTGGCGGAGATGAACCAGTCAACTTTCACATGGTCATGTATCTGCGTGTTCAGGTGGGTGAGCAGCGCGTTCAGCCGGTCAAGGGAGGAGCGCGCGCGGTAGAACGCATTCAGCCCGAACGCATCGCCCACATCCTCGTGCGGCAGGAGCACGTAGGGCACCACGCCAAGCGTGTTGACGTAGATCGCACCGGGGCCGTTGTCTTCGCGCAGCATCAGGTCGTAGGGGATGAGGCCGTTCTGATGCACACGATACGTGCGCGTGTCCTCTTTGGTGAGCACCTCGCGGATCGTGACGCGCTCCTGCGCGTCGCCGAGCCCGTAGAGGATGTCATACTCCAGCTCGGCGCCGGTGACGTGGCCGCGCGGGTCAAGCTCCACATCGCGGATGACACGCGGGTGCTCGGGTTTGAGGTAGACGCGCCGCCGCGCCGGGTCGGGGCTGTCCTGGGCCACGATGCGCAGGCCGACGGTGCCGTGCATCGGGGCGAGCCGCGCGATCTGTTGCTTTGCCAGATCCATGTTGGACGTTGCCCAAATGGCGTCAAGTGCAGGCAGCAGGGCTGCGTTGTCGCTCTGCGCGCGAATGTCGGTGGGGGCGTCCTCGGCGGCATCGTCGGTGGAGCGTCGGAACAAGCCGCCAAAGACATGTTGATACAGCCCCACGACCTCGGCCACGGGGTTGTAGAGCCCCGCCAGATCGGCGGCGCTGGCGTTGCCGAGCGTGGCGTTAATCTGCTCGCGCAGCCCGCCCTCGCTACCGCGCTCGTAGATGGCATTGTCGTAATACTGCTGGTTCATATCGTACACGGCGGCGCGATCCTGATAGGCCGGGCGCGACTGGTTGCCTGCCGCCGTGATCAGACGCGCCAGCGCGCCGAATGGATTCTGTGCAAACAGCGTCATACGGGCGCCTCTCTACTGAGCGCGGCGAGGGCGGCGGGGCTCCAGGCGGCATGGTCAACCAGCGCCGCCGCCCGCTGGGCGCCCATACTGAGCGCCACCGCAAGATCGATTTTATCCGCATACGTGCGCTTCACAATGCGCAGGCGCCGCCCCTCGCCGTCCACCTTGCGGTTGGCATTGGCGAGGTGCTGGCGTAGGGCCGCGTCGCCGTCGTGGGCAATGCGGCGGCTCACAATGGCGTCAAGCAAGCCCTTGTCGGCCTCCAGGCGTTGCACCCCCTGAGGGAACGGCACGCACGGCGTCGGAATGGGGCGCGGGCTGCTCGTGAGGCGCCGGATCAGCTGGCCGAGCAGGAACGGGTCGTAGGCCAGCTCGCGCACGGCGAAGCGCGCCACGATGTCGCGTAGGTCGGCCTCGATCGCGTCGAAGTCCAGCGGCGCGCCTCGCACCGGCACGTAGCCGCGCACGTAGCGCACGGCCAGGCGCTGCGCGTCACGCGGGTGCGCAGAGATGAGCAGCGATGCGAACGTGTCGTTGCTTTCCGCCCCGTCAAGGGCGAGGATGCATGGCTCGTGCGGCCCGAGCGGCGGCAGCGCGTCGCGGCACGCATCCCAGAGCGCGATGCTCGGCAGAAACGTGGCAACCTCGGTGGCCTCAAACGCCTCCTCTGGCGTGGCCGGGTACTCCTGGCGCATGTGCGCGCTGTCCACCGCATCGGCCTCGGTGGCGGCGTACCAGGCGGCGTCACGGTCGGGGCGCGCCTGCCAGGGCAGGAAGCGGAACGCAAAGCGCCCCGTGCCTGCCTGCGCACGGGCGCACAGATCGGCGAACAGGTTAGCTCGCCCGTTCGCCGTTGAGAGCACAATCAGCTGGCCGCCCGCGTCAATCGTGGGCTTCATCGCCGTATACAGCTCGGTGGCGTAGTTCATGAACGCCGCCTCATCCAAGATCGCCAGGGACGCGGTGAACGTGCGGCCCGCGCTGCGCGTGGCGGGCATCGACTTGATGCGCGAGCCGTTCGCCCACGCGATCTCCTCCGTGTTCTCCTTTGTCACGGCGGGCAGGGCGGCGCGCAGCTCGGGCGGCAGGCGAGCGTACATCACGCTGATGCGCCGCAGCAGTTCGTTGGCCTCGTCCTGGCCCTTGCTGAACGCCAGCACCACCCGGCCCGGCTGGTAGAGGCAGCGCCAGAGCGCGGCGGCGCACACGAGCCAGCTGATCCCGAGCTGGCGGGCCTTGAGGATGAGCAGTAGGCGCTCGTTCTCTACGTCGGCCAGCAGCGCGCGCTGGGCCGGCCACAGACGGAACGGCATGACGCCGCCGCCGTCGCCGTGATCCTGCGCATCATCGATGATGACGTGCTGGTCAATGAAGTCGGCGAGGGGGAGCGGTGCCAGGCTAGGACTCTTCGGCGGGGTCGACAAGCGCTTCGAGAAGTCGAATTTGCTTATCTGCAATGACCCCGTGAAGGATCGCAAGCTCTTGGGCGGGTTGTGTTTTGAGCCAGTCTGTGTCACGAAAGACCTTCATTTGATCGCGCAGCGTGGTCAATCCCTCTTCCAAATACTCTAAGAGCAGCGCCCCGATGCGCTCTCGTTTTTCGGTTGCAACAACCGCAACCGCGCTGCCATTCAGCTGGCGCGACTTCCAGCTTTTAAGCGTCCCAATGGGGATGTTGAAGGTTGCAGCCACCGTAGCCGGGGCTTGGCCTGCGAGCAGCGCCGCGAGCGCTTGGGCCTTGATCGACTCGCTATAGTCAGTCATCGGCCTGCCTTATACTGCGGTATAATGTACCAAAGAGCAGTGAGCAGAGAGGCATCGCAGTGCTTGACACCATGACCACGCGTGAGGCCGGTGAACGGCTCGGGATTAAGCCGCGCTCGATTGTCGCGCTGATCCGGCTGGGGCTGATGACGGCCACGAAGCGCGGGCGCGACTATGCGATTGCACGCGCCGAGGTCGAGCGCTACGCGGTAGAGCGCCGCCCCGCGCATCGTGCGGCGAAGTCCAAGGGGGAGTAGATGGATACACGCAAGCCCGGTGTCTACCTGATCCGCAACCTGCACACGGGGGCTGTCTACGTGGGCAGCAGCATCCGCTCGATTGCGGGACGCTGGCGTGAGCACCGTGGCGGTCTGAGCAGGGGGCGGCACGGCAACCCGCGTCTGCAAAATGCATGGAACAAGTACGGCGCCGATATGTTTGCGTGGGAAGTGCTGGAGCACGCCGAAGGGCGCGACGCGGTGCTGGCGTGCGAACAGCGCTGGATTGATCACTATTGGGGCGGGCGCGTGGGCGTAGATTGCTACAACATGCTTCCGACGGCAGGCAGTACAGCTGGGTATATCGCAACCCCTGAGACACGGGCGAAGATGAGTGCTGCGGGTCGTGGGCGCATCAAGAGCCCCGAGACGCGGGCGAAGATCGGCACGGCCAGTCGCGGGCACGTCAAGAGCCCCGAGACGAGGGCAAAGCTGCGCGGGCGCGTCAAGAGCCCTGAGGCGCGGGCGAAGATGAGCGCGGCGGCGCGTGCGCGCACCGCAAGCCCTGAGGGGCGAGCGAAGATGAGCGCAGCAAGGCGCGGGCGCACCGCAAGCCCCGAGACGCGGGCGAAGATAAGCGCGGCGGGAGCAGGGCGCACCGTAAGCCCCGAGACGCGGGCGAAAATGAGTGCGGCAAATCGCGGGCGCGTTAGAAGCCCTGAGGCGCGGGCGAAAATGAGCGCGGCCTGGAGAGAGAGACAGCGTAAGTTGCGAGGGAAAGCGACGTATCATCAGGCGTCTCTCTTTGACCTAGCAGAATAGCTTGCGCACGGGCGACGTGTGCTCATCGCATCCTCATCATCGGCAGCGCCACCCGCCAGCGCGTCGCCACACGCACGCCGTCGGCGGTGACTTCGCGCCACTCGCCTTGCGCATACGCGGTGCAGCGCAGCGTGACACCGCTGCCGTCATCCTCGCACCACACCAGCCCGCCCGTGCCGCCCTCCACGACCACCACGGGCGGCGCCACCAGCCCCTCGGCGAACCACCAGGACGCGGCGGGGGCGGCGCGCACTTCGCCACGCCAGGCGGGCGCCTGCGCGCTCACCGGGGCAACGAGCACCACGCACGCCACGGCCACGAGGGCGCACAGCAGCACCACGATGACGAGCAGCAGGGGGTCGATGGGGCGGCGGCTCATGGGGCGGCTCCTGGCCCGTGTCGTGGCCCCCAAGCGGCACCCAGCCGCAGACGGGGCACCAGAGCCAGGCGCGCGCACCGTCGCCGTGCTCCACGCGCATGTAGCAGCGCCAGTGCGCGCCGCAGCGTGGGCAGCGTCATCCATCATTCAGGCTCCTGGGCGACGATTACAAGGATGGCGTCTGCCTCTTTGCGGTCGCTTTCGCGCTCACTCTCGGGCAGATCAGTGTAAGCAGTGTTCATCTGGCGCTCCCAGCGGAGAACCGCCCAGGCCGGGATCGTGAGCGAGCCGTCAGCGTTGGGCGCGCTCTTGCTCCACATGTAGCGCATCCATCCGCTCCATGCCTCGTGCGCGTAGGCGGCGAGCGCTTCACGCACCGGCGCGGTTGGGCGCGTCGCGTCATCCATGGTCACTCTCCTTCCAGCCAGCCCAACGCACTCGCGGTGTTCAGGAGCAGCCCGGCAAGCTGCTCGTCAATCCCAAAGCGCACAATGTTGACCTTCAGGCTGCGCGCCATGCTGCCGTCCTTCGTGCGCTCGCCTGCGGCCTTCCAGTCACAGAGCATTTCAAGCACGGACAGCAGGCTCATGCCGTCAATCCCCTCCCTGTAGTGCTCAGGGTGATGATCGTTCACGGCGTAGTGCTGCTGAATAATCGGGCGGTGCTCGTCAAGCAGCGCCTGGTACCCCGGCGTGCCATAGACCGCGCCCGCAAGGCGCTGCTTGGCGTGCGCAAAGCCGCTCAGTTCAGGCTCTTTGAGCTTGCTTAGATCATGGCGGTTTGCCCGCGCTTTCAGATCATCAATGGCCTGTTCCATGCGCGTTTGCACGCTGGCGATATGCGTGAGCGTCTCTTGGCGGGACAAGGTGGTGGCGTCATCCGTCATCGTCGGGCTCCTCCGCAAGATCGCCCATGCTCGCCTGAAGCATGGTGAATGACGCCTGCAAGGCGAGCACAATCTGCTCAAGCGTGTGCAGGCGGGCGAGCTGCGCGTCAAGGCGCGTGTGCAGCAGCTGATCCCCCTCGTCAATGGCGCTGGTGGTGGTGTCAGCGGCCCGCGCCACCGCGCGCCCGATGCGGGCGATCTGAAGGATTGCCGCACGCAGGATCGCCGCGTGCGTCTCGCCCGCCCGGCGCACGGCGTCGGCGCGTAGCTTTGGCGCGACATCGGCGCGGCTCGCGGCCTCTAGGTCAAGCATGGCCTGCTGCCATGCGGCGAACTCAGCATGCATAGCAGCTCCGTCAACGAACGCGGGCGGACACCACGGCCAGGGCCACATCGAACCAGGCGCGGGCCACGCCGATAAACACGTAGCGGTCCAAAAAGAGCAGCGCCACGAACAGCGCCAGCACAAGCAGCACGATGGACATTCCGGCCCGCCAGCGGTCGGACTCCAGCTGGC